TACATGGCTGGAACTGGAAGACGACCCGATTACGAAGGGTGAGTCGGCTCCTTACATCCTGATGATTGATGACTTGGACTCAGAAGTCGTTGGTCTGTACCGGAATTGGGAAGAGGGCGACGACACGATGACGAAGCTCGACTGGATTGTCGAGTTCAAGTTCATCCCGTGGCGTGGAGCCTATGCTGTTGGCCTGCCGCACCTCATTGGAGGCCTCTCAGCGGCCGCTACAGGCGCTTTGCGGGCCTTGTTGGACTCTGCCCACATCAACAACGCTGCAACGCTCCTGAAGCTCAAGGGCGCAAAGGTGTCGGGCCAGTCTCAGCAGGTCGAAGTTACCCAGGTCGCAGAGATCGAGGCGGCTCCAGGCGTAGATGATGTGCGCAAGTTGGCAATGCCGATGCCTTTCAACCCGCCAAGCCCGGTACTTTTCGAGCTTTTGGGCTGGTTGACGAGTGCTGCCAAGGGTGTAGTGACGACATCGGAAGAAAAGATTGCCGATGTCAACGCAAATGCACCTGTTGGGACGACGCAGGCCCTGATTGAGCAGGGTGCGGCGGTTTTCTCAAGCATTCACGCCCGTTTGCACAAGTCTCAGGGCCGAGTTCTCAAGATTTTGCAGCGTATCAACCGCTGGTATCTGGAGGACATGCGCCGCGGCGAGTTGGTTGAGGATTTGGACATCAAGCGGGACGACTTCGCTCGTTCTACTGACGTCATTCCTGTTTCTGACCCGCATATCTTCTCTGAAACCCAGCGGATGGCTCAGACCCAAGCGGTCATGACCATCATGGAGAAGAATCCTGACCTGTTTAACCGTAAAGCGGTGGTCATGCGGTTCTTGAAGCAGATCAAGGTGCCTCAGATCAACGAGTTGATGCCTGATACGCCTGCTCCTGAGAAGCAAGACGCTGCAAACGAGAACGTGGCAATGACTATTGGTCAGACTGCCTACGCTTATCCGGAGCAAGATCACCTGGGGCACATTCAGGCGCACTTGGACTACGCCAAAGACCCGGTGTTCGGTGGAAGTCCACTGATTGCTCCGAACTACATCCCAAAGGCGATGGAGCACATCAAGCAGCACTTGGCTTTGTGGTATTTGAACCGCATGAACGGCTATGTGCAGAAGTCTCTGGGTGAGAAGCCTGAAGAATACGCACTGCTGGCTGATCCTAAGCCCATCGACAAGATCATCGGTGTTGCAGCGCAGCATGTGGTGATGGATACGGAGCAGACTCTGGCGGGCATCATGCCGGTCATCCAGCAGATGGTTCAGACGATGCAGCAGTTCAAGCCGAAGCCTGAATTGACGCCTGATGGACAAGTGTTGTTGCAGACCTCTATGGCTGAGACGGAGCGCCGTAAGGCACGCGATCAGGCAGAGATGCAACTGAAGGGACAAGAGTTGGAGGTTGACATCCAGATGCAGATGAAGAAGCTGCAGGATGAGCAGGCTCTGGCTATGGAAGAACTCCAACTGAAGCTGGCCATCGCTCAAGGTGATCTGCAGATGAAGGAGCGCATCGAGACGGCCCGTTTGACGCGGGATGCGGCTAGGTTGAGACACGACCAAGACAAGACCGTCATGGACTTTTCAACGAAAGGAAACCAGTATGGCTACCAGTGATCAAGAGCAGAAGAGCGTTCTTGTGCCCCAGCACAAGCGTATGGCGATGGGCGCCCCGATCAACGGGCAATCCATGCAAGGCAACGACAAACCCAAGCAAGGAGCCCTGACGCAAGCAGCCAAAAAGAAGTAAGTGGCAACGATATCGGACCTGATCGGCGGGATAAGGGCGCGGCAATCTGAGATTGCTGGATCTCTTGCAGTTGGCAATGCTGCTAACTGGGAGTCTTATCAACGCATGGTCGGGCACTACTCGGGGCTCAAAGAAGCCCTGGACATATTAGAAAACTTGATGAAGGAAGACGATGAGTAATCAACCGGAAGCTGCTAACGCGGCTGAGATGGCTTGGGCATTTCCGAGCGTGGACCCCGGTGCAAAACCTCTAGGCGGGCGTATTCTTGTGCAGTTGCGCCGTACCAAAAAGAAGGCAACAAGTGCCGGGATTATCTTGGTCGAAGAGACTAAGGAAACCGAGAAGTGGCAGAACATGGTGGCAAAGGTGATCGAGATCGGTCCCCTGGCGTTCAAGCACCGCGACACGATGCTCGCGTGGCCTGAAGGTTCTTGGTGTGTCCCTGGAGACTACATCCGAGTGCCCAAGTGGGGTGGTGATCGCTGGGAAGTCAAAGTCCCCGGCGACGACGATTTTGAAGATCCCGCCCTGTTCATGGTGCTGAATGACCATGAAATCATCGCCAAACTCACTGGTAACCCCCTGGCAATGAAGGCTTTCCTATGAGCACAGACAAAGTAGAAGATATCCCCGTTACTGAAGAAAAAGACGGTTCAGTAACGGTAGAACTGCCTGATGAGCTTGTTCCTGAAGATTCTTCTGACGAGCCGATTCAAGCGCAAGATGACGGTGATGCTGATCAGCCCGGTGATACGGATGCGGTGCGAGAAGCCCGCAGGAATCGCCGTAAGGCCAAGAAGGAATACATCAAGCGCACCAACGAAGAGAAAGACCAGCGTTTGGTGTCGCTGCAGCGTGAGAACGAAGAGTTCCGCAAGCGTCTAGCCGAAGTCGAGAAAAAGAGCCAAGGGTTTGAACTGGCTCGACTGGACAAGGCAATTGAAGACGAAGAGTTGCGCCTGAAGTATTTCGACGCCAAGCGTCGAGAGGCCATCAACAACTCAAATGGCGATGCTTATACGCAGGCCAGCAACAGTTTTGAAGAGGCTCGGCGCAAATACGAAGCAATGAGGGCTCTGAAAGAGCGGGCATCAAAAACTGAGTCGGAGCCTCAAGCTGACCCAAGAATGTTGCGGCATGCAAAGAGCTGGATGGAGTCCAATTCTTGGTACGACCCCAACGGTAGCGACGAAGACAGCGAGATTGCCAAGGTTATTGATGCCAAGCTCGCAAAAGAGGGCTACGACCCTTCTTCTGCAGATTATTGGGACGAACTTGACGCTCGCTTGCAGAAACGTCTGCCGCATCGTTATACTCAACAACAAGACGAACCCAGAAGGAGACCTAGGAGTTTTGTAACTGGATCTGGACGCGAGTCAACTGGTGGCCGACAAGGCAACACTTTGGTGCTTGAGCCTGAACAGGTAAGAGCAATCAAGGAGGCTGGATTCTGGGATGACCCAGCAATGCGAGCCAAGATGATCAAGCGTTACGCCCAACAAGCACGAAACAACCAAGGTTAATCAAATGGATTCTCGTCTTAAAAAGTCTCTGTCTGCCGGTGGCCGCGAAACTCGCGCTAGTGAGGACGTATCCCGTCGAGCCCCAGAGGAAAAGTTCATGTCAGCGCAGGAACGTCGGAAGATGTGGAGCGATGAGTGGACACAAAGTGCGCTGCCAAAGGTTCCGGAAGTTCCCGGATGGCACCTTTGCTGGCTCTCAACCACTAATGCTTACGACAGCATTGATAAGCGGATGCGACTTGGATACGTTCCTGTGAAAGCAGATGAGTTCCAAGATTTCGAGAATTACCGAGTCAAGGCTGGCGAGGACGTTGGTTTTATCGCATGCAACGAGATGCGCCTGTACAAGATCCCTATGGAGGTCTATCAGGACATCATGCTGCAGATGCACCATGAGATGCCCAACGAGGAAGCGGACAAGATCCGTGTCCAAGTTGAGAATCTTCAGGGTGCGCGAGACAGTTCAGGCAAGAGCCTGGGCAAGGTTGAAGGCGAAGGCTTTGGCGATTTCGACCGAAACGTGCAAACCCCAATCTTTCATGGGTGAGGGACACAAGGTCAACGCATGGACTACGCTTTAACATATAACCGACTCATCGCAAAAGCGCGGCAGCGCTCTGCGGTAGATGGCTATGTTGAGCGTCATCATGTATTGCCCAAAGCACTTGGCGGAACTGATGATAGTAGCAACATCGTTGCCTTAACAGCGAGAGAGCATTTCATCGCTCATTTGCTGTTAGCTCGCATGCATGGTGGATCAATGTGGTTTGCATTAGCCATCATGAGGAAAGACGGCAGGGGATCGTCAAGATCATTTGCTGTAGCAAGGGCAAAGTTGTCTAGTTTGATGATTGGTAACTCTAAAACACTTGGTCGTAAAGCCTCTGATGAGGAGCGAGAGAAGATGTCTGCGGCCCGCAAGGGCAAACTAGGAAGGAAATTGACTAGCGAGCAGAAACTTCACTTAAGTGCGATCAACCAAGGCAAGTCATTCTCAAAAGAACATCGTCAAAAGTTGTCGGAAGTTCAAAAAGGATTGGCAAAGCCGGAAGGTTTTGGTGCCAAAATATCATCCGCTTTGCGTGGCAAGCCTCGCTCTGAGGAAACAAAGAGAAAGCTATCCATGCATTACGCTGCTCTTCGTGAAGCCAAAAAAGTTTTGGACAATGTATCCATTTATTCTCAATCTAAGGAGTTGACATGAGTGCTACTAATGCACCTTTTGGCCTCCGCCCCGCTTTCCATCCCTCTGGTCTGGATCGCGCACAGGCGCTGGCTAACGGTATTCAAGCTGTCTCTACGAGCGGCAACGTCTCTGCTGGCTATGCCACGACTATCTTGAAGGGTCAGCCCGTCAAGATGGACACTGGCGGTTATATCGTGGTTGCCGCTGCTGGCGATGCGTTCCTTGGCCCCTTTGCGGGTGTTGAGTGGACTGACTCGACCGGACGTCGGCGTGTGTCTAACTACTGGCCTGCCAATGAGTCGTTCCAAGTCGGCTCTGTCGTTGCCTATTTCTACAGCGATCAAAACATCGTGTATGAAATCCAGGCTGATGGATCTCTTGCGCAAACCTCGCTGGGTGCGGAAGCTGATCTGAGCAACACGACTGCTGGTTCTACGACCACTGGCCTGTCTGCTGCAACTCTG